TTACTTTTGGTCACGAATTTCGCTCTCCCAGCACCCATCGACGTTGCTGATAAGCAATTCGCAAAAATTTTCTCGACCGCCGCCGCCGGCTACCGAGTACCTGATGCTGACGGGCTCTACTCGATAGGCGGCGAAGATCCGGCGCACCTCTGGATGATCATTGAGTGAGAGGATGAACCTGCCTTTGATCGACCGCAGCACGGCTTCGATCGCGTCGAAATCCGAGCGGTGGAACAGGTCGGCGCCGTAATAGTCCTCAGCACCGTAGTAAGGCGGATCGAGATAGAAGAGCGAGTGCTCTCGGTCATACCGCTTGATGAAGTCGGCGTAGGGCAATCGTTCGATCATCACGCCAGCCAGCCGCATGTGCAGGTCTTCGAGCATGGGCGCCAGTTTGGTGATGTCGAACCGGGCGGGTGCCGTTGTCGATATCCCGAAATTCCTGCCCGCCACTTTGCCGCCGTAGGAGACGCGCTGCAGGTACAAGAGCCTGGCCGCTCGCTCCAGGTCTGTGAGGGTATCGGGATCAGTAGCTACCAACCGTTCGAACTCGGCCCGCGTGGTCAGCTGGAACTTCATCATTTCCATGAACGCCACATAGTGGCGCTGGAGCACGCGGAAGAACGTGGCGACGTCGCGCGACCAGTCGTTGATCACTTCGACCTTGGCCCGATTCGGGCGCCGCAGAAACACACCGCCCATCCCGACGAATGGTTCGGCGTACATATCATGCGGCACGCGCTCGATACGGTTGATGATCGACCGTGCGAGATTGCGCTTTCCCCCGATCCATGGGGCAACAGGCTTCGTGTGACTCGACAATTTTCTGCACCTTCGGGTAACCCTGCGGGGTCGCGGTCCGCGACGGCAGAGCTGGTAACGTCGGCCGAACCGGACGGCTGGCCGAACAGTGCGAGTCCACAGCTCGCGGTTCGGGGCGCTCCAACGCCCCGACCCTGCCTCGCAGAGGCCGGGAATTCTTATTGAATAGTCAGCGGCTGCGTCGGCATCGTCGCCTGGCCGCCTGCCACCAGCGTCGAGAGCGACTGGGTGAACTGGTAGACGTAGTTTTTGAGCGCCTTGTACGCCGCGAGGAAATTGGCCTGCGACATCGGCCCGTGCGGTCCGAGCGTGTCCAGGTAGACGAATGTCGCGCCGCCGCCCGGCAGCCCGTCGCCATTAGCGAGATCGCTTGCTACCGCCGCGGCCTGGCCGATCGACGCGGCATCAATGGCGTAGGTGCCTGAGATCGCCGGCGTGCCGGTCGAGACGACCTGCACGCCCTGCGCCTGCATCGTCGGGCACACCTGCTGCTGCAGGACATCGAACAACTCGCCGGCATTGAGGATGTTGGTGGCAATGCCGCCGGACGACAGCCACGCCTGATAGGTCGCGTCGGTGACCGGGACATATTGCAGCTCGGCGCTCGACCAGACCTGGCTCGTGCTGCCGGCGACAATCCAATACCAGCTCGTCGGGGTATAGGTCAGCATCGCTCGTTCCTCAGAAATAATTGGTGCCGGCGCCGGCGACGCTGCCGGGCAGGGCGCTGGCGCCCGATCCATTGGTGTTGATGGTCGCATTGGCGCTGACGGCAAAGCGGGTGCCCGTCGCACCGCCGCTGAACGTCACCACATTGGCCGGGTTGATGTTGGCGCCGGACGTCGCTGTCGCGAACGCGCCCGAATAGGCGGGGGTGCCGGTCAGCGTGACCGTGATCGCGACATTGCCGTTGACGATCAGCCCGGATGATTGAGCGAACCAGTGGCTCTGCGATCCGGCGGACACGGTGTAGCTGTTGGCGAGGATGATTTCGCCGAATTGCACAGCCTGCATCTGTGCGAGCGTCGCAGTCCCCAGCACCAGCCCCGGGCCGACCGTGATGATCGACCCGGCATTGGAGGTCGAGAGGCAGGCCGACCCGGCGCCGGACGCGTTGAGCGTCAGACCGCCCGGCTGGAGGTTGGCGCCCCAATTTGTGCTGATGCAGGCGCCGGCATTGATGGTCGTCGTGGGCGACCCTGCACCCTGAATCATCACCGGCGAAGTCTGTCCGTAGAGCGGCCCGGACGCATTGAGTCCGGCGGCATAGGTTCCGGCGGCGATCGAAATCGTGAGGACGAGGCCGGCGAGGTCGAGATTGCTCTGGGCCCAGTTATAGGCATGCTGCGGTGTCGCAAACGGGCTTGTCGAAACCGTGCCGACATTCACGTCGCTGCCTGCAGAGGAAACGAACAGCGTCGTCGCCTGCCCGAGGCGTGCCCGCTCGGGCGCTCCGTACACCTGATAGTTCTTGCCATCACAGGTGATCGTCACCTTTTGCCCGGCGCCGATCACGACATAGTTGTTGCTGACATTGGCGCCGCTGAGCGTCGAGCCGGCGCCGACCTGGATCGAGAGCAGGCTCACATCCGTGTTGACGACGGTGGTCGTGAATCCCGCGGCGAGCGCGCCGGCAGCTGCACCCGGCAGCGTGTCCGTCATGGCTGCACCGCCATTCGAACGCCAGATGGTCTCTTTAGCGTCGGCATTGGCGTAGGTGTGCGAGGCGCCCTGCATCGGCACGGTTGGCACCGGCGGGTTGGCCGCCAGGATCATCGCCATCAGCTGCGAATTGGTCGGCGCCACCATGCGGATTGCGGCGCCGTCATAGAGCACCTGATAGATGCTGCCGCCGACGATATCCCCGGCCGCGAGCGCGCCGCCGGCGTTGTTGAGCCAATTCACGGACACGTTGGTGTCGATCGTCAGCTGGGACGGTCCGGTATTTGTGTTCTTGGCGAGAATGAGGAGTCGCGTGCCCTTGGCCAGCGTCTCGATCGCCGGCACGACGAATTGCACCCCGTTGACCTGGCCGCTGACCGAGGTCGCGATCGCATAGGCATTGGCGGCACCCGTGTCGGCGAAATACCCGAAGGCCATGAGGCCGTCGCGCACCTGAGTCAGGATCGCGGCGTTCGGGGTCAGGCCGCCCGCGAGAATGCAGGTGACCAGCTCTTCCTGGATACCGTTGGCCCAGTCGACCGTGGCGACCGTCGGCACGCCTTGGCCGGGCACGATCTGCGCAAAGAAGCCAGGTGTCCCCGGCGCCGGGAGAATTGGCGGCGGCAGGGCGGCGACGGCGGTTGACGAGGCAATGCGCTGCATGGTTCGGCACTCCGTCAGGAATAGATGAAAATCGGCATGGTGTGGGCCGGGGCGATGCGCCGCATCTCGCACTCAAGGACGGCGTTGCCCCAGCTCGCCAGCGGCTCGGGAAAGGCGGAAACGCCGGGCGTGAAATACGTGACGGTGTTGAGCGGCGCGTTGACCTGGAAGACGAACCGCCAGCTCGTGTCGCAGACCGGGCTGCGCGGATCGCCGACGGCGCTGATGCCGGGGGTGAATGGATGGAAATTCTGGATCGTCACCTGGTAACCCAGCGCCGCCATATAGGCTTCGAGGATATCAATGGATTGCCCGCCCTCGGCCGTGAGCCTGGCGATCAGCTGCGCGCGCCTCGCCTGAATCGTCGGCGCCGGCCCGGCGCAGGGATCGGGCAATCCGACCGCAGCCTCCCAATCGGGCAGGAGCTGCATTGTCTTACGCGGGTCGGCCTCCTCGACCAGCAGCTCGGTCAGCGCGTCGATCTCGGACAACCCGTCGCCGATCGCCAGCATCAGCCTGCCGTTGACCGATTCCGGGTCCTTTGAGATCGCCGATCCTGGCGGCATCAGCCCCAGCAGCTCGGCCTGGAAATCCTCCGGCGTGCGGCTCATTGGAAACTCACCTGGCCGAGCGCCGCCATGGCACCGGGCGCCATCGCCATCGTCGCGGCCGGGCTGATCAGCTGGTAATCCACGACGCCGCTGGCCGAGCCGATCGCTTCCTCAAGCTGCGACAGGAAGATCGTCCCCTGCGCCGGCTGTCCCAGGGCGGCACCGGGAACGGCGACCCGTGTCACGAAATCGTTCAGCTCGGTCATGACGGCGGCGCGGATCGAAGGATTATCGGCGATGTTCAGATGCATCGTCGGATTGATGGCGACCGGCGACGGCGAGAAGGCGAACAGGCTTGCCGTCACCGGCTTGAGCAGCCCGACCGCGGCTTGCACCTGGGCAACATCGGATGGCAGGGGGAAGATGTTCGGCCTGCCGTCCATGACGAAGGCCACGCCCACCGTCCCCAGCCCCAGCCAATTGGGATAGACCCAGGCGCGGGTGACGCCGGGCTGCGCCGTCGTCCAGATGATGTAATCGGCCGCAGCGCCACCCATCGGCGGGTTGGCCATGCGGAAGATCAGGCGCTGCCTGAGCTGGTCATCCTTCTCCGCATCGTTACCGATCGCGACGATCGACGTGACGGTAACGGAGACATTGACGTTGGCGATGCCGGTCGCGAACTGCAGCACGGCGCCCACCGGCGTGTTGCCGGCGCTGCCCGGCACCAATGCGGAAAAGGTCGGTGTCGCCGTGCCGTTCAAGAGGCTGGTATCGGCCAGGCTGGCGAATTGTGCCGCATCCGACCGGTTGATCAGCGTGCCCGGCGGAATATCGACGCCGGACGTGCCGACCACGCTGACCTGGAATTGCGCCGGCGTCGCCGGCTTCCGGGCCAAGCCGTAGAAGCTGGCGAGCCGCTCCAGATACGCTTTTTCGGCAGTGTCGGGGAAGAGCTGCTTGGCGATATAGGCGATGTTGCCATATTGCGGGTGATACCCGCCGGCCAGCACGATCGCCAGCACGCCCAGGAACTCGACCGGGAGTGCCGCGTCGGCGCCTTCGAGGCGCGACTGGATGTCCTGAATATTGGCCTGGACGAGCTGGGCGAGGCTGGGGCGAATGAGCGGCATCAGGCGGCGCGCCCCCACGCATAATCATAGCGAATCGTCTCGGGATTGCGGTTGCGCTGGATCACGGCTTCGAGGCCGAGAATTCCCTCGCGCACGATCTCCGCCGTTACGGTCACGCTGCCGGCGATGTTGAAATCGGTGAGCCAGTCGAGCGCTTCAGCACCGTATTGCCGGGCGAGTGCGACGACTTCCGCCGTCTCCTTCGGCCGCCCCAACAACCACAGCCGCGAGCCCAGCCGGAAGGTGGGCAGCACGGCGACACCGGGCGCCGCCTGCTGCAGCCCGAGCAGCGCACGCAGATACCAGTCGCCCCACCAGCCGCGCTTGTCGCCGGCGCCGGGATTGAGCGGGTCATCGTCGGGCAGCACATCGCCCGGCTCGGCCTGGCGATCAAGAAACCAGGACAGATAGACGGCCGTTCGTAGCGACCGGTCGACCTTGAGCTGGCCGCGCGGCAGCAGCACGAGGTCGCCCTCCCAGCGCGTCGGATCGAATTCGATCGCGAGATCCATCTCAACCCCCCGCGATCGGTGCTGCGCTCTGGCCGGAACCAGGCTGGACGCCGCTATGTAGGTGCTTGATCAGGCTGACATTGGCCGCGACCACATCTTCCGTCGTGGTGATGCCGCCATTGACCTGGATGTTGCCGTTGTAAATCGTCGTCGGCGCGTTGACCGTGACCTGCATCTTCGTCGTGATCACGATGCCGTTGCGACGGATGATGATCGTCTGGCCTTGATCGTCATGCAGGCAGACTTCGCCGGATTGCAGACCGGTGATGCGATAGCGCTTGTCGCCGATCACGACGACGATGCCTTGCGTCCGGTTGCCGGCGACGGACAGGAAAACCGCCTCGGCGCCGGGGAACGGGTTCGAGGTGAAGCCGTAGGGCTGGAAATGCTCAAGCCCCGACAGCACCTCCCCAGCGAGCAGGCCGAGCTGCACTTCTTGGGTCGTCTGTGTGTCGTCGACCAGCATCAGCAGACCGCGGCTGATCATCAGCCGCACCGAGCGCTGGATCGGCCCGATCAGCCCGGCGAATTCGCGCACCCGGCCGCGGAATTGTTCGAGCGCGCTCATCCCTTCCCCGCAACAGGATGGCCGGTCGGCGTCGCGTCATAGATGCCGCTGTCGAGCGGCATGGGGATGAGATCGAAGGCTTGCGGCCTGGTGATTGTGAGCGCCGTTGTCGTGCCGGCGAGGGTCTGGGAAAAATGCACGCCCGAGACCAGCATCGTGTCGTGGATTCCGGCGAAATCATCGTCGACCCGGACGGTCGCGTTGGGATTCCACAGCATCCCGGCATCGTCGCGCCAGCCCTTGACCGTGTGCGTGGCTGAAAACTCGCGGCCGGCCCGCACCGTCTGCTCCCACAGCGCCCGGCGCTGATAGGCTTCGTTGCCGACGGCCATGAAGTCCGCGATGATGATCAGCGGCCGGTGGCGCGTGACGCCGGCATCGGTCGAACTGCCATTGCCGCCCACGGCCGCCGCCGGATCGACATTGCCGCTGCCATTGGCCTGGCCCAGCACCTGATAGGTCTGATACCGGTCCTTCGCCGAAAACTTGCCGCTCGCCTTGCGGATGTTTTTGCCGAGCTTCAGCGGCGCTTGGGCGCCGCTAAGCCCGCCGCGCGTCAGTACGAGATTGCCGAGCCCGTCCGAGACCGGCAGCAATGCAGCAAAGGAGCAGATCTGCGCGATCGCCTCGCCGGCCTTTTGGCCCGGATGGATGACGAATTCCGGGATCGGTGCCAGCCCCTCGATGTCGCTGCGGACATTGATGCCGAAGGGCCGGGCGATATCGCTGATGAGGCCGACCACGTCGGCGTTGAACTTCTGGCCGCCGATATAGGGTGCCGAGCAATCGACCAGGTCGCCGGCGGCGTCCCTTCCGGTCACGGTCACTTCATGCGACTTCTCGTCGTATTCGAACGCCACATCGTCGACCCAGCCGGTGATGACCGGCGATCCGTCGATCGTGAGCTGGCATTGATCGCCGGGGATGATCTGGGCAATCACCTGTTGCCCCGCCCAGCGTTCGGCGACCTTTAAGGAGAAGCTCCCGGCCATCGTCTCGATCGAGCGTGTGATCTCGACACTTTCCCAGCCGCCATAGACGCGGCTGTTGACCAGGAGCTGGACGTTGTCAGCCGACATCGCTTAGCACCTCTATGGCGATGCCGGCCGGGACAAAGCCGCCATGGGGAATATCATTGCGGGCGACGATATCGTCGGCCCAGGCCGGGTTGTCGTAGAGCCGATGCGCCAGCACCAGCGCCGGGACCGATTGCGGCAGCACGATGCTGGAGAGCGTCGGCAAGGTCGCGATCGTCGCGTTGATCTGGCGCACCACGGCGATGCGCAAGGCCTGGAGCGCCTGATAGACCGTGTCGCTCGCGGTCAGCTGCATTTCCAGGTCGAGGCGCGAGGATATATCGTCGCGCGCCGCCTCGGCCAGCTGGACCGTGGCATAGGTGTTGGACGCGACGGCCTCGGCCGCTTGCGCCAGCGCCGTCTGACGCACCAGGTCGGTGACGGCGATCTGGTTGATCGCCATCTGCACCCGGCTCGGCGTGACGCCAGGCACCGGCGAGGCTTCGGCGATCGAAGCCGGCGAAGAGCCGGCCGCGATCTGGCGGGCCAGCACCGGCGTCATGCCGGCGACGGCGATCGGCGAAACCTGCGACATGAGCGCGGCACTAGCGCCTTGGATCGGCATCAGCGGCGTCTGCGCCAGGAGCGCCGCCGTCATGGCAGGGAGTGCCGGCCCGTCCAGCACGGATTCGACGCCGAGGCCGAGTCCGGCGAGCTGGGTGAGACCGGCGCGGATCTGCGTAATCGTCTGCGCCGAATAGCCCGTGATCGGCCGCGCCGGGTGCGTGCCGACTGGGCCGGAAGCGACCGGACCGGTCTGCCGGATACCGGCCCAGCTCGTGATCGGCACGGGCGTCGCCGTGGACGCGATGAAGGGGAAGGCTGCGATCGGCGCCTGGATCGCCTGGCCGAGCTGCAGCGGCTCGGCCATGAGCGCCTGACCGGTCTGCTGCAGCTGGGCGATCGCCGCCGACCAGGCAGCGGCCAAGGCGACCTGGCCGGAGATCACGCCGGAAGCGGTCGGCGTCGATTGCGCAATGGCGATCGCCGTGCTGACCAACCCGTAGATCGCCGCCAGCGCCTCGATCTGGCCCAGCACCGACGCCATCACCGCGGCGATCGTGTCGAGCGTCGAGAAAATCGCGGCGAACGCATCGAGCGCCGCCAGCGAAAGAGCAGACGCCGCACTGTCGACGGCCACTGCCTGGTTGGGCGCCAGCGCGCCGGCGGTGAAGGTCTTGGTGCCGGGGTCCCAGAACTTGAGCTGGAAATTGCAGCGGCCCATTTCCTCGACGGACTCGGCGACGCTATAGCCTTCGCACCACACATTCATGGTGCCCATGGTCGGATGGATCAGCGTGCCCGGCCCTTTGGTCTCGCACGCCGCGATCAGCGCCGTCTTGAGCTGGGTATATGTGGCGAAGTCGGGCGAGACGATGAAGACGGACAGCGTGAAGGACCGATCCTGCCGTCCCATATCCTCGCCTTCGGCCGTATCTCGCTTCGGGAACAAATGCTTGGCGACGCGCCGTCCGCCGGACAGGCCAGTATCCTCGTAATTGAACGAGGCGCTCCGGAAACGCCCCTGGAAAACGCCGTCACGCCATGCCATTTTCAACCCCAGCGGTCAGGGAGGGGAAGATGGACGCGGACGTGTCGAAAGCGGCTGTTGAGGCTAGAATGTCAGAGCGGCGCAGGTCGCAGAGAACCTTTTTCGCACTGCTAATTGCCGCCGCGATCATCTGCGCTATACGGCTATATGAAGGAGCTTTCCTTCCTCTCGGGTACAATATCCTAATCGTCCTAATCGTAGGCGGGCTCGCTGCCGGATCTTCCGGAAAACGCACATAGTCGGATCGTTCCTCGAAGTGACTGAACATAATCACGTCACCGCGAACGCGTAGCCGACATCGACGCTGACCCGCGGGCCACCGGGCGGGCTGTTGGTCTCGATCTGAGTGCCTTTCGGCGTATCGACGAACTTGACCAGAACCTGGATCTGCCCGGCGTTACCGCGTTGAGCGCCGGCCTGTTCGGTAACGCTGTCGCGGCCGAACGCCGTCGGGATCGGCGCGCCGAGCGTCGGCCCCAGGGTCGGCAGATCAGGCGAGAGCGACGCGGCTTGCAGCAACGGCCTTTGCGGGCCGATCTTCGGCGGCGCTACGCCGGGCACGCTAACAGCTTGCGGCGCAGGCGACGGGAGAGCAGGCACGCCGATCTGTGGCAGAGCGGCGAGACGTTCGGCCAGCGCGCCGCGGATACGCTCGTTGCCGCTCGTGTCCAGCGGGCGCTCGTAGCGATCGCTGACGATCGCTCCGGCCTCATAGGCGCTATTGGCCTCGCGCAGGCGCTTGCCGGCGGCAACCTCCTTGCCCTGCGTCAGCTCGAACTGGACAAACTTCGCCTGGTCGAGAACCGACGCGCCACGAATGTCCTTACCGAACGCCGCACGGAAATCCGCCTGACGGTCGCTGTGCCACTGCGCCAGACCGAAGGCGGCACCGTGATCCCCGACCGCGTCCGGCCGCAAGCCGCTCTCGATCGTCAGATTGGAGACGATCCCAGCCGCCTGTTGCTTGGTCCAACCCTGCTGCTCGAAATACTGCAGCAGCTGCGCGGTCTCGTCCGAGCGAGAGACGGCCGCGTTTGGTGACGCCTGGGCGATTGATGGAACTGCCGCCGAAGCCGGCACAAACCCCGCGGCAGACGGCGCAATAGCTTGCGGGACAGGCGCCGGGACGCTTTGGACAGATGCGCGCGCCAACGCCACTGGCGCAGCAGGCGCATTCTGCGCGACGGAAGCAGGCGCGGGAGACGGAACTGCAGAGACCGATGCAAGCGGCAGTGCCGCCGACGGCAGGGGCGCCGGCGCTTTGACCGCGGCTTCGCCGATCGCAGGCGGTGCAGAAGGTGGCAGCTTCGGCGCGGTGACAGCGGGCTTGGCCGGCGTCTCGTCCGAATGCGCGCCTGTTATCCAATCGGGCAGGATGTTTGTGACCGAGGCGATCTTCTCGAACGCCGCCTCCGCCGTGCCGACGATCCCGTCCCAGAGATTACTGAAGAAATCTTCGAAGCCCTGCCAAATCTGTTCGATCCCGGCGACGGCCCTGTCCATATCGCCGGTGAAGACGCCGGCGATGAATTCGCCTTCGCCCTGGAAGATCTCGCCGATCGCCGAGAGCATGTCGCCGACCCACGCCTTGAATGCAGTCCAATGCTCCGTGATGAGCACGATCGGCGTGAGGAACGGCGCCACGATCAGCCCGATCGGCGTGTCGTCGAAGAGACCGCGAATCAGCGTCGCGAAGAAGCCTTTGATGCCGACCCATACCGTCTCGATCCCGCCGATCGCCCGCTCGCTGTCGCCGGTCACCAATCCGACGACGAAATCCCAGGCGCCGCTGAACACTTGGCCGACGCCGCCCCACAGCTCGCCGAACCAAGCCCTGATCGGCGTCCAGTGCTCGTAGATCAGGTAAGCGGCAAACGCGACAGCAGCGATCCCGGTAATGATCCAGCCGATGGGAGTCGCTTCAATCGCCGCACCGACGGCGACGAACCCGCCAGACATGGCCGTGAAAACGCCGGAGAGCGCAGGCGACCACGAAACAAACCCAGCCATAGATTCTGCAGCAAGGCCGAGGTTCAGAGCCATGCCAGACAGTGCGGGTACAACACCAAAGCCGGCTCTACCAAACGCAACTAGCGATGTTGCGTATGATGGAAGATTGATGCCCAACTTGAGCAGCCCGCCATTGACCGAGGTGACGAGGTTTCCGACGGTTCCAAGTATCCCCAGTCCGCCGATTACGGTAATCCCGACCGTCGCAACACCGTTGAACCGGTTGAGCCCGTCCGCCAGCCACGCGAACGGCGTGGCGAGCACGCTTTCGCCGACCTGCTTCAGGCTGACATTGAGGCTGTTGAGGCTGCCGCTCAGACCTTCCGACGCCTCATGCGCCTGGCGGAGAAACTGCGCCGGGTCGCCCGTGGTTTCGAGCTTCTGATTGAGGGTTGGGCTGAACCCCTGTTCCTTGGTCTCGGCCAGCGGAATGCGGAAGTCGCGCTTGAAGCCCTCGCCCAGCACCTGGTCGAAGACGGCCGGCGCCTCGGTGTACTTCTTGAGCAGGCTCTGCAGGATCTCGGTCAGGGGCAGAGTCTTGCCGGCGTCGAAATTCTGCTGCACTTCCTCCTTGTTGTGGCCGAACACGTTGACGCCCAGACCCTGCAACTGGATGGCGCTCTGCCGGTCGGACAGCAGGGAGAGAATGCCCTCGGTCGCACTGCGCGCCTGGCGCGGCGTGGCCGTGCCTTGGGCGACGGTCGCATAGACCGCACCGATCTCCTTGACCGCTTCGAGCCCGGCATGGCCCATTTCCTTATATTGTGCGAGCAAGGGTGCGGTCGCCGGCACGAAGTCTTCGAGCCCGCCCGGCACGCCCTTGATCTGCGCCTGCAAGGTCGCCATCGCTTGCAGCAATTGCTGCGGGCCTTGGAGATCGTCGAATTTGCGCAAATTCGCAAACAGCTCGCCGATATCGCCGCCATGGCCGTTCAGCCGCTGGATCGAGGCGGCGACGGTATCCAGCGAGGCGTCGATGAAGTCGAGCGGGGCGCCGCCCTCGCGCAGACTGTCGAAGGCCAGCTTCATCTCATCGGAAGAAATCCGGGCGTCGCGCGCCGCGTCGAGAAAGTGATGGCGCAGCGCCTCGATCTGCTCGATCGGCGCGCCGGTGTTGATCCTCAGGCGGTTGAAGAATTCATTGTCCTGCAGGATCTCATGAACTTCGAAGCCGCCGCCGACCGCCGCGGCGACGCCGCCGGCCGTGGCGGTCAGCCCGCCGATGCCGCCCGGCTTGGGCAGCGCGGAGCCGATCTTGGACAGGCCGCCGCCGATGCGCGACAGGCCGGCGCCGGCGATGTCCTTGATGCGCGAACCGATCTCCTTCAGCGTCGAAGCGACACCGTCGAGCCCGGCCTGGGCACTGCCCATGGAATTCAGCTGAATGCCGACCTGGCCGAGGCCGTGGGTCAGCTTGGCGATCGGCGACGTGGCGAGGCCGGCCTGATGCGCCGCCTTGCCGACGCCGCCCACCGACTGGCTGATCAGCCGCGCGGTCGCCGTCGCATGGTCGATCGCCGAGAATTCGAGCGCTACCCGTAGATTGCTCATAGGCCGCGCAATGCTTTGGCGATCACCAGCGCATGTTCATGAGACCCAAGCAGCTCGCCGGCACCGAGGTCGTCGACCTCGGTGCGCGACCAATGCAGGACGGCGCTCACTTCCATGACAATCAGGCGCCAGTTGCCGGGGAAGGCCGCAAAAAACCCTGGACGATGGTGCTCATCGCAATGAAGTCGCCGGCATCCATCAATTCTAGATACGGCATGGATACTCCGGTCAACTGCTGCGCCAGGCTGAAGGTCTTGGCGATTTCGCCGGGATGACCATTGTCCATGGCGCGCAGATCCTTGGCCTTCGGCTTGCGGATCCGCAATTCATTGATTTCGCCATCGGGATGCGGGATCGGCGCGCAGAGCTTCAGCGTGACGACGCTATCGTCACCACTCGACTTGGTCATGACTATCCTTTCCTGAGGTTTGGCCGCCTTATGCGACCGTGATGCATCTCTTGCCCTGGAACTCGAAGGAGACCTTGCCCTGGCCTCCGGTCAGACTGGAGCCCTTGCTCTTCCAGGCTTGAAGGAGGGCATAGATCGGCCCGCTGTCGCATTCGAAGGTGATGGTGGAATTCACGACCGCGGCGATCGCGTCCATGTTGATCAACGGACCATGCGCGAATTCGCAAGAGATCGTCGGCACAACCACCTTGTCCATGAAGCCGAAGACACTCGTGCCAGTCACCGCATCGCGCTCATTGCCCTCGTAATTTTCCAACTTGGCGCCATCCATGCTTTCCATGCTGACGCCGTCGATTTCGATGTACACCTTGCCGGTGCGTTGATTGGGGCTGGGCATCGGTCACTCCGGGTCTAAAGCGCGAACTGGATTTGGGCCGCGAAGACGCGGAAGCCGGTCACGAGCTGCGGCGGGATCAGCGCGTCGAC